GGCCAGGGGCCGCGGTGAACGTCCGGTCGTAGTCGAGCGAGATCACGAGCCCGCGGCCCTCGGCCCTGTGGTGGACGAGCCCTCGGGCTTCGCGCCAGGCCGACAGGGACCGAAGGCCGACGGAACTATTGGGATACGCGGCGTGTGTTACTGGGCTTACGTCAAAGATCGCCGCGTCGGTGATCGTCCTAGTGACGTTGCCGGCGGGATCCTCGTCCCAGGTCTCGCCTCGAGGATCGGGCAGTGAGAACGCGAAAGACGATCCGAAGATGTAGCCTTCCCGGATCAGCGGAAGGACCTCGGCAGTCGTCGGCGTGCCGACCGGAGGGGTCGCCCGGAACACGAGCCCCTTCTCGTTCTCCTGGATCTGGAGCGTGCCGTTCGTCGTCCGGCCGAGGACGGCGGAATCCATGTGGTTGTATTTCGCGACAACGTCGGCGGCCCCTCGCGGATCGTTCGGCGAGCGGTCGAGCCACTTCCGGAACGCTCCGGGCATAAAACGCTCTTTGAAGCCTCCGAGATCGACGCTCCATTTGTTCCATGGGGGAGCCATGCCGACGATCTGCGGCCGGCCGTCGTCGCGGGTCTCCAGCCGCAGCTCGATGTCAGGGTCGCCAGCCTGGGCCAGATAGCGGGTCTCAACTTGCGACATCGTTCTCGCCTCCGTCCATGGGATCCGCCGACAGGTCCGAGACTCGCTTCCCGACCGTGAACTCGGTCGCCTGCCCGCCTTCGTGAATGCGAACCGAGGCGGCCGGCGAGTCGGGCGACGCGGAGATCGCGAAGGGCGACCCTTCGACACCGAGGACGCCGTCGGTCATCAGGTGCTCGATCGTTCCCTCGCCGCCGTCGAAGTAGACGTACTGGCCGAGAGCGAACCCGCCGGCCTGGTCGACGCTCTCGCCTTCGGACGACTGATCGTCCGGCGAGTCATCGGCGTCGACTGGCAGCGGCTCGCCTCCGGCGGCCCCGGCCTGAGCGGCCGCGGCGTCGAGCGTCGAGAAGCCGAGCTGGACGAAGGTCTGGTTCGCGGCCGGAGTGTCGAGCAGCTCGAAGTCTTCGCGGTCGCGGATCTCGTTCGGTGTGATCGCCCCCATGTTCCACAGCGACTGGTACAGGGCAGCCCGGCCAGCCGTGTCGGCCCGGAGGATCCCTCGCGTGTCGAGCTTCGCGTATACGTCCTCCCCGTAGACCGGCTGGAGGGCCATGTCGATCGGCGACTCCATGCGGCGAGCCCATGGAAGCAAACACCAAACCTGCGCGGAGAGATGCTCCTGCTCGACCGTCGAATATTTATTCATCTTCGCGTCGCCCAGGAGCGTCGAAGGGACTCCCCAGTGACGGCACACGTCAGGCAGGATCGCGTCCCGCAGCTCTTGAAACTGCGACGCCTCCATCGAGTTTGAGTCGATCGGCTTCAGTCGCGTCTTCTTCGGGAGGACGGCGGCCTTCCCGCGGTTCTCGGCTCCGCCGTAGACCTGGTGGAGCGACTCGCGAAGAGCGTCGACCGCTTCGTCGGGGATCCGCTCGTCGGTCTCGAGGACCATGTCGGGCCGGGCGGAGTTGTCCCAGAACGCGGTCGCCGCGGTGTCGAGCTTCTGAGCCAGGCGGATCGAGGTCGCGCACATCTCGGCCGGAGCATGGCCGACGATTCCGTTGTCGCTGATCCACTTCCAGTGAAGGACCTGCTCCTGTGGGATCGTCTCCCACACTCCGCGGTCCGTCCAGAACTTGTAAGACAGCGAGTAGTCGTCGAACTGCTCGACCTTCACCCGCGACGGGTGCATGGGCACGAGCTGCGACATCCAGCCGCGGTCGCCGGAGAGGATCCTGGCGTATCCGTTCCCGTGGAGGGCCGCCCAGTAGGCTTGCAGCAGGTAGAAGTCGAACGCCGACTGCCAGCGGTTCGGCCGCTTGCGGAGCGTGTAGGCGGCCGGGATGTCGGCCTTCTCGCGGCGGCCGTCGGGCCGCTGCCGCATGATCTGCACAGGGCAGATCGCGACAGCCTGGGCGATCCAGCGGACGACGCCGAAGATGCTAGAGACGCGGATCGCGGTCTCGGGTCCGATGTTCCCCGGAGAGATCGCTCCGAACGCGTAGGGCGACCCGAGCGAGGTCGACCGAAACGAGATAACGCGAGCGGCCGCGGCGGCCTTCGCCGGGGAGCGGCGGCGGCTGCCGCGGCCTCCATTGGCGGTCGGCTTGCGGCTGGGCTTCTTTTCGGGCACGGGCGGCGACCTCGTGGACGGTGCCCGCCAATATCCCAGCGGCCTGCCGGGCAGAATCTCGCTACAGGACGCGGATCCGCCACTCGTCGAGGCTCCGGCCGGTCCCCGTGTCCTCGTCGGTGGACGCGAGAGCGAGGGCATTCACGAGAGCCGCGACGCCGTCGATCTTCTCCGTACTCTTCGCCTTGTCCGGCTTGATCATCCCGGTGGGGTCGGTGTAGACGCAAACGTTGTTTGCGTTCCACTGGGCGACCGGATTCCCGCCCGTGCGGAGTCGCTTCTCGACGACCAGGGCCTCGAGGAGTTTGCATGGCGAGTTGAGCGTCGACGTTTTTTGCGCTACGTCCTTCGTCGTGATCCCTTCACGCTGGAGCAGCGTCTCGAGGGCTCCGGCCTGCCAAGGGTCGCAGCCCACGGCCTTGATCTCGTGGGTCTCGCCATACGCGATGATGTCGCGAGCGACGCTCTCGTGATCGAGCCGGTATCCGTCGGTGACGGTCACCCAGCCGTCGCGGATCCAAGAGTCGTAGGGGATCCCTTCGCGGACGCGGTCGGCCACGGTCTCGCGTGGGACCCAGTAGCGCCACTCGACCGAATAGGAGCCGTCGGATTCTTTGAACACGAACGCGGCCGCCGTCATGTCAAGATTCGACGCCAGGTCGACGCCGACCCAGCACGGCCGGCCCTCGGTCGGATCGAGCGGACCGGCGGAGCAGGCCGACCAGTCGTCGCCGTGGAACCAGCGAGCGTCGGCCTGTGCCCAGATTCCGAGCCGGTATCTGAGGAACGCCGTCATCTTCGTCGGGGCCGTGAGGGCGTCGGCGTAGTCGGCCGCGAAGTCCTTCTCGGTTATCGTGACGCCGATCGACGGGTTCGCCTCACGCCACACTTCCGGGTCGCCGTAGCCGCGAGGGTCGTCCGGCTTCGCCTCGTAGATCTTCCCGAAGAATGTCGGGTTAGCGGCTGGGTTTGCTTCGACCAGGCGGGCGTCCTCGTACCATCGAAAGCCGATCCCGTTCCGGGATTCGCCGGCCGTCGAGATCGCGACGACGAGCGGCTGGGATCTCGCGGCCCCGGCGTAGGTCAGGGCCTGGACGAGGTCCGGCTTACGGTGAGCGTGTAGCTCGTCGATCACGACGGACGACGCGTCGATACCTTCCGCTCTCCACGAGTCGGCGGCGAGGCAGGTGTATCGACTGGCCGTCGGCTTATGGACGATGGTCGACCGCGAGTCGATCACCTCGAGGGCTCGCGTCAGCTCGGGGTTTGCCCGAACGCTCGCGGCGACGGCACGGTAGATGAGCCCGGCCTGGATACGATCCACGGCCGCGCCGTAGACGGCCGCGCCGGGCTCGCCGTCCGCGAGCAGGTGATACAGGACCAGGGCCGCCATCAGAGACGACTTCCCGTTTTTCTTACTGACGAAGATCGCGGCCCGGCGGTAGCGTCGCAGCCCGTCGTCGTCGACCCAGCCGTAGAGCGGTTCGATGATGTCGTGGATCTGCCACGGCATCAGCTTCATCGGCTTCCCGGCAAACTTCCGGCCGCTCGTCATCGTCACGAACTGCTCGACGAACTTCACGACCCGGTCGGCTCGCTCCTGCTCGAACTTGTAGCCCGGGACGTATTCGGGCCGCCGCTTCCATGCCGGACTCGCGGGCCGCTTCTTAGGCTCGGCCTTCGATGAACGCTTGGAGGGTGTCTTTGATTTCGCCACGGTTGACCTCCATCCCAGCACGGGCCGACGGTGTCAGGCCGTACTCCTGTTCGATCCGGAGCATCGACTGGGCCAGCTTGACGAACATTGTCGCGGCCGGCGTCGATTGCATGTATTTCACCTTCCCGTCCTTGTCGCGGATCACGAGCACGTCGAGCCCGCGGCGGATCTGGTCGAGGTAGCGGACCCACTGCTCGTACATGGCACAGTAGCGGCCGATCGCTTCGGTGTCGGCCGGCGTGATCAGACCCATCGCCTCGAGCTGCGGGACGACCTCGTCCCACTTCTCGCGGGCCTTGCCCGTCACCCACGCCGGGGCGACGACGGCCCCGGCCGGCGGGACCGGCTCGTCGGCGTGTTTGCCTTCCTTCGACGGGTCGCCCCGCAGGAGGCGGAGCTTCGTCGGCTGTTTACGCGGGCCGCGTTTTCCCATGCTTCACCTCCTCGCGTGTGGCCTTCTTGCCGGTCAGCGTTTCCCACCGCTTGACGATAACGTCACAGTAGGCCGGGCTGATCTCCATGCCGTAGCACTTGCGGCCCAGCTGCTCGGCGGCGATCAGCGTGGTGCCGGAGCCAAGAAACGGGTCGTACACGATCTCGCCTTTCCGCGATCCGTCCGTCACGGCCTGCGCCCAAAGAGCGACAGGCTTCATCGTGGGGTGTTCGCGGTTAGCCTTTGGCCGGTCGTACTGCCAGAGCGTGGTCCGCGTGCGGTCAGAGTTTTTGTGGCGTTCGCCGGGAATCCACCCGAACAGGATCGGCTCGTGCTGGTAGTGGTATTCGCTGTGACCAAGGACCATTGAGTCCTTTGCCCAAACCATGATCTGCCTCAGAATGCCTCGTCGTTTCCAATCGTCTGCAAAAAGAATATGCAACGGGCCAGATGGAACCGTTGCATACCAGTAAGCCCCGGCGCGGCAGTTTGCTTCAGAATTGTCGAACGCCGCGACAACCAGGGCTGTTAGGTCTTCCTCGCTAAGTTCGTCGTTCTCAACCTTGAGAGCGTCCTTCGTCTTACCAACGTAGGAGACTCCATACGGCGGGTCGGTGAGAACAAGGTCCGCCTTCGCCCCAGCCATCAGCCGCTCGACATCCTTCGCCATCGTCGAGTCGCCGCAGAGCAGGCGATGTTCCCCAAGGATCCACAGGTCGCCCGGCTTCGTGATCGGATCGACCGGCGGCTCGGGGACCTCGTCCTCGACGATCTCCTTCGCGTCGTCCTGGTAGAGGTCGGCAGCCTCGGCCATGTCGGCGTACATCTGCTGGAGCCCTTCGCTCCCGGTGTCGACTTCGCGGAGCAGGGCGTCGAGGGCGACCGCGTTCGTCTCGGCCAGGGCCGCGAGAGGATCGAGCGAGAGGAGCAGCTTGTCGGCCTCGGCCTCGTCGATGTCGAGGACCAGGACCGGGACCTCCTGGTCGGGCGTGGTCTCGGCCCGCAGGTGACCGTCGACCAGGATCAGCGAGCCGTCGGGCAGCTCGCGGGCGAGCAGGGCGTCGGCGTAGCCGACCTCGGCCAGGATCCCGCGGAGGGCGTCGGCCTGGGCCTTAGGGTGGGTTCGCCAGTTCTTCGGGTTCGGCGTTAGGTCGCCGGCCCGGACGCGGCGTAGCTCGCGGACGCGGTCTCGGATCTGCATTTATGGGCCTCCAGGCCCTTACGGTACGGGAGTGGTGGTCCGGATCAATCTGGCCCCCTTATCGAAAACCTCCGGAAATACGCGTCGACGGCTCGTGGGGTCTTCCGTCCTTTTTTGGCCCCGCGGCCGACCCCACCCCCTTTTTGATCACAGCCTGCCTCGCCTCCGCTGCTCTTCCCTGGTCTTCGTGCCGTGGCACGACTGGCACAGCGTTTGAAGATTCGCGTCGTCGTCTGTCCCGCCTTCTTCGAGGGGGACGATGTGGTCGACGTGAGCAGCCTGGCCGTAGACCACGCGACCGCAGGACCGACACACGAACGCGTCCCTCCGCAGGATCCGCAGCCGGCGAGCCTTCCAGTCGGCCGTGCGGTAGTGGGCGACCTCCTTCGTCGCGGTCGTGCGACGCATTCGCGGAGGCTGCCAGCGTTCGACGGCGTCTGGCATTGGCTCCCTAGTTCACAGGGCTACGGGGACTGCTCTGGCACAAGTTGAGGCACGCCGGCCGCAAACTCAAGGTCAGCCAGCGGCACAACCTCCACGCTGGCGAAGTTCGTCGCGTCCAGGCGTGCGAAGCCCGCCGCATAGATACCGTCAGGCGTAATGCACTGCGGCAGGATGTCGGCAACGTGGCACCAGCGACCATCGGCCAGAGCGGCAGGGTACACGGTGCAGCGAGGGTCGCCGTACCGAGAATGGTAGTTCAACATCTTCTGAGCCATCGGCGTGTCGAACACAATCGCAAGCGTCTGGAGCGTGGCCGTGTCTGGCAGCGGCTGCAATAGGAACTCTAAAAGGGTCATGCTCGCCCCATTGCGGATTGGAATGCTTGCATGGCGGTGTTGTAGGCAGTCACCTGAGCGGCTGTCATGCCAGCACCGATGCTGTATGCGGCCATTCGACCGTTGTAGTATTCGGTCGGCCCGTTACGCGCGAAGACGAAGAACGGTGACGCACCCGTCGTTTCGGCTACAGCATTTGTGTTTGGCGCGCCTGCTGAGGCTCCATTTGCGTACAGAGAAAGATTGGTGGTGCTTGTGCGCGAGCCAACCAGCAGTCCTCCGCTTGTGTTCGTTCGGTTAGTCTGGAGAACGCCCTCAAACTTGCCGAGATCGGCCTGAAGCGTGTAGTTCGGAGGAGTCGAACTCTCAGTCCGCAAGAACAGGCGATACCTGTCCGTGACTGAGTTGAAAATCGTACCTACGAGAGTTCTGACTGAGGTGATATCCTGCGTGCCAGTGATGAACGACGACAGGTGGCAGTTAGCCGCGCCCGGAAGTTGATCGACGTTGAAGCCGGTGTTCAGGTACTTCGTCGATCCGTTGCCAAGCAGCCCGCCGCTCGCCCCCGTCTCCGCGTAGTCGGTGCCGACGCCGACGAAGGCGTTGTTTGTGTCGGTGGTCCCGCCATACTGCGTCCCGCCGAGCGACGGCCCCCGATAGAGCGGCACCAGTGCGGCGTTGAGATTTGAACCGCAGAACAGGTTGAGCCGGTAGAAGCGGTCTCGAAGGTTCGAGGATGAGAGCTGCATACACAGTCGATACACCGCGTCCATCGTGCTCGATGAAACAGACCCACCGTTCGCCACAACACGGGCCGCCCAGTCGTCGGCGTCGGCCAGACCTTGAAAGCCAGGGATGAAAGAGAACGTTCTCCACGTTTGATTTCCAGCCAGGAAAGACAGAGGCGACGCCGTGCCTGATCCGAGACGCTCCGTAGCGAGCGTGCCGCTCGTGATATCGCTCGCGGCGTGAACGTGGCTCGTCGGCGTCCTCGCGTCCGATAGCCGCGAGTCGTTGCCGGCTGCCACGGTGCCGGCCGCGGTGCCGACATTCAGGACGGCAGCACCGCCGAGGCCGAGGAGCGTTCGCCCAGTAGAAGCGCCGGACGTGGTCAACTCACCGCCGTCGGTGGTTGTTACGAATCGGCCAGAGACGGTATTGAACGCGACAAGTCCGTCGCTCGTGATGCTGCCGTGGTTATGCTCCGACGGCGAGAACGTCGCGGGCTTGTCGGTGATCCCTGCCCAGGTCGTCGTCCCGGCTGGCCCCGTGGCCCCGGTGGCCCCCGTGGCTCCGGTCGCGCCAGGCGATCCCGTGGCCCCCGTCGGTCCGGCAGCTCCAGTAGGCCCCGCAGGCCCGGTGGCCCCCGCAGGCCCGGTCGCCCCGGCCGGCCCAGTGGCTCCCGTCGCGCCCGTGGCCCCGGTCGGACCCGCAGGCCCGACTCCACCAGAGACCGACGCGTTCACCGTCTGGCCGCTGGTGGAGACCTGGACGTTCTGATCGGTGACGTTTACTTCGATCGGCATCAGCGGACGACCTCCCAGATCCCCTCGAGGGCCGTCTGGGCGTTGCCCGCGGCCGGCGTCCAGACGAGACGCCACAGGTACGTCCCGGCCGCCACGTTCGCCGCGGCAGCCGCCGACAGCCCGACGTTCACCTGACCGGTCGCGAGATTCACCGTCGACACCGTCAGGGCCTGGACGGTCGCGAACGTCACGGCCGACACGATCTCGGCTGAGAACGTGTAGCCGGTGAGCGAGATCGAGAAGTCGAGGAGTTGCGAGACGGCCTCGTTTCGCTTCACGACGATGTTCAGCGTGCCAGGAGTCGCGGATACGGTAGCCATGTCACAAGCCTACGAGTCGGATAGTGGGACGAATCTCGGGTTCCACCTGGTCGCGGTCTCGTCCTCGCTCCACCGCTCGGCTCGCAGCTCGGCAGCTCGTCGGTAGATCTCGTCGATCGGGATGTCGACGAACTCCGGCTGGGGCGGATACTGGACGCCGGGCCGCGGCCCGTGCTTCCCAGGAGGCAGGTCGGACAGCTCGGCATGAAGCGCACGGTAGACCCGCTTCACCGGCACACCCGCAGCCGCGGCCGCCTCGGCTCGCGTTGCTCCGCCGGCGATCGCTCTCCGGACGATCCGCTCCTGGGCAGCCGTCAGAATCCGGTCGCTGTTCGCGAACCGTGAACGCCTCACGGAGGCAGCCTCCGGATCGTGATCCCTGTCCGCGGTCCTTCCCCACAAATCGCGTAGCGTTTCAGGCAGCGGCCCTCGACGACCTGCGAATCGTCCTTCCACACGGCCCCGGTCTTCGTGATCGCGTCCGCGACGCCTTTCGCGAGATTGTCCCAGTCGCCACACCGCAGGCCCGGCCATGCCGGAGCCGTCGTCCGCAGATCGCCCGAGGTGGTCAGGTGGGAAAGTGGGCGGCCGAACACACAGACGACCTCGAGGACGAACGCGGAGGAATCGTCCCGTGAGATCCTCCGCCGTGCCGCCTCGGCCTTCACGAGCAGGCCGACCGCCTGCTTGAACGCCACGATCCCGTTGTCCGGCGTGTACATGCGACCGCCGCGGGTGCTTCGTGCCCGCGGCTGGGGAACGGCGTCGCCTGGTATCTCGACGGTTAACTCCACGATCCGCCTCCGTGCGGACCTTCACCGTAGATTTCCTGCCCTGCGAATCAACCGGCGAGATGAATGTGGAGCCGGTGGGCTGCGAAGAAGTCGTAGGAGTCGTCGTCCATGAAGACGACGATCGACAGCTCGGCCCGCTTGTAGCCGTACTTGATCATCAGCCGGTCGCGGAGGTCCTGGAGCCTGTCGGCTCCCTTCCCGGTGAACTTTGGGAAGACGACGCGTATGAACGTGTGATAATCGTGGAAGTGATCGACCCAGAGCTTCGTCGGCGTCGCGACCCCATCGCCGAACACGGCGACGAACTCCTTCTCTAGCTGCTCGGTCGTCAGGTGTAGGCAAGCCATCCGTGGCCCTCCGCGGTCGAGTCTATTGGCGTCCTGTGGCGGGCGGATTCACGCCCTGTGTCCTCCGCCTTGTGGCCGGCTGATCCCGGCGTTCCATTTCGCGATCTTCGCGCTCGCGGCCTCCTCGGTCTCGGCCATGCGTCGCCCGATGTGAGCCTCGCGGAGTTTGCGGGCTTCGATCTCGATCGCCGGAGCGAGTCGAAGACTCGACATGCTCGCGGCGTCCTCGGCCGGGTCCACCCACGGCTCGACGCCTGTGTTGATCGGTCGTCCCATTACGCGGCTCCCTCCTGTGACCTGATCTGCTCCGCGAGCTTCCGCTTCGTCGCCTCGAACGCCGCGGCGTCGCTCCCCGACCAGGCCTGGGGAGGCGGCCGGTCTTCCTGGCCGCCGCGGTAGCCGCCGCGGGCCGGCTGATCGCGGGCGTTGTCGAACTGGCCCCCGAGGACCTTGTCGACGAAGCCCGGCGCGAGGATCTGCGGCAGCGTCACCGGGTCGCGGAAGTATTTACACCGCGGCAGGGCCTCGATCGCCGCCAGGGCCTTCTCGAACCAGCCATCCTCCGAGAGCCGCTCCCCGACCTTGTCGGGCGGCCCAGGCAGCCGCCAGGGGCGACCCGTGCCAGCCGCCCAGGCCTTGCGGAGCGTCTCCCAGCCGGCAGGCCCGGCAGGGACTCGGTCCGGGTCCCCTTGCGCAGCCGTCCCGGGGGAAGAAGAAGAATTTCTATCTCCTCTCTCTCTGGCGCGTTGCGCCCCGGTCGGGGGCGCTACGCGCCCCGGCTGGGGGCGCGTAGCGCCCCCGACCTTGTCGACCTGGTGCCGGACGGTCGCGAGAGCCCTTGATTTGGCGGCTTTCGAGAACCTGGCGTCCCATCCGGGGATACCAACGGTCCCATTCTCCGCGTCGATCACGAGCCAGCCCACGTCCTGGACCGCGTACCAGAAGGCCTCGTCGCCCCCGCAGACCTTCGACAGGAGCCGGAGCGACATACGGGCCGACCCGTCGGAGCTGTTGAGGGCCGACCAGCCCCAGAGCATGAGGAGCCGCCCGACGACCTGGTCGACCTCGAGGCCGGTCCGGTCGACGAGGTCGAGGACCTCGGGCTTTTGGGGTAGGCAAACGTCGTAGGGAATCCATTCACCGGCCATGTGTCAGACCTCCCTCGTCCACTTGAAGCCAGCGCCAACGTCGGCGACATCGCACTGCAAAAAGAACCGCTGGACGGTTCCGTTGAACTCCTCGATTTCGGGCTGACTGACATCCTGATACCGAACGAGCCAGTTTTTCATGAAGACCCAAAAGCAATCGTAGTTTCCTTGGATGTAAACGATCGCGTTGTCGTCCCTACGAATACCGCTCGGAGTCCAGAACAAAGAAGACCGAGAAGACTTCTCCGCGACCTCGATAGACAGCCGGCCTGTTCTTGTGCATGGGGTGTCGAGCTTGATCTCGAAGCCCTGGAGGTTCTCTCCGACCTGGATCTGGTACTTCTTGCTCGCGATGTTCTGTAGGACGATGTTCCGCTCTGCCAGCTTGATGCAGACAAAGTCCTGGAACGCCAGGCCCTTTTCTAGGGAGTCGGATACCGGAGAGTCCGGGTAGATGGCGGTGCTCATGACTGGTTCCCGTAGGCCTTCCATCCGTCGCGAGAACGCCTCGCGAAGATCTCGAGCCGGTCGCCGTTCGTGTAGATCGTCTCGATGATTCCGTAGAACTCGTCGGGCTTCTTGCTGTGTTCCGTTCGCTCGATGCTCTGCACGGAGTCGAAGAGCTTCCGAACGTCCGGCTGGCACGAGCCGCGAACGCAGACGAGGAGGAACTCGTGGCGGACGCTGTTGTAGTGGCCCATGTTGTGATGGACCTTGTCCCATACGAACGACGCCTTGTACTTGAACCCCCAGGCCTTGATCACCTGGAACGACTCCTCGAGGATCGGCGAAGTCACCCACAGGAACAGGACCGCGTTGTCTTCCGCCCATTCGCGAACAGGCATCGCGCAGATGTCAGATAGCGGCATGACCGGGTAATGGTCACGCTGCTCGGTGTGGTAGTCGGGCTGCGTGTTTCCGTAGGACCATGGAGGGTCGGCGTAGATCACGCGAAACTTCCCAGTCGGTGCTGGGGCTTCCTTCTCGATCCTCTCGCGCTTGATCTGACGAATAGCCTCGGCCGGCCTGATCTCTCCGTGGATCACCTTCTTCGCGATGTCGGGCCGCTTTGCGATGAATTCTGCCCTCGCCATCGTTGACGACGAGACATGAGCCTCGGCGGCCCTGGCCTCGCGAGCGACGTGCGTCTTTTTTGGTGGTGGATCAGTGTGATCCACCACCAAAGTCTCGCCATGCCTTGGCGTACTCCTCGCGTGCTGATCCTTGGCCGCCTCCGACTTCTTCCGCCTGCCGTCATCGGAGATCTTCGCCAGCTTGGCTGCCCACTTCGCGGAGCCCTTGTCGCACTCCAGCTTGATCAGGGCGCGGCGAACGTCCTCCAGATCACGCCTCGCCCCATTCAGCGACCACGCGAAGGCCCAAGGGTCGCCCTCGTACTCGCGGAACTCTGGCTCGACTCCAGCCTCGACGCAGGCCCGGTGCCGATTGCGCCCGTCCAGGATCATGCCCTCGCAGATCGTGATCGGCTCGCGCTGGCCGTTCTGGCGGATGTCGGCGAGCAGCTCGGCGTATCGGCCGTCGTCCATCATCGGGAACGCGTCCGCCGCCGGGTGGTTGTTGATCTTCGTAGCCGTCGAACTCATGACTGCCTCCGTGTTGTCGATCTCCAAAGTCTTCCGCCAGCCGTCCCGTGTCCCTTCGTCCTGGCGACGAACCCGGCCTCCTCGATCAGCCCCATCCGCTTCAACTTCAGGAACACAGCCCCGAACGCTCTCGCGTCGTGGGGCACGATCCCGAGCCGCTGACAGTGGTCGACGAGCTGCTCGCCGCTGCGGGCCTGGCCGTCGGACAGGACCTCGAGGACCGCGGCCCTGGCCCGATCGGCGTCGAACGCGGTCGTCCGCTCGGCCTTCGCCGCGCAAGCCTGGGCCGCGGCCTGGCCGACGGCGGCCGGCTTCGCCTGGGCGAAGATCGGCAGCGACTCGATCGCGTCCATGGTCGTCCGTAGTGCCATGATCAGTCCCCCGTCCAGTTAGTGCCGGCACGCGGCCCGGCGTAGCCGAGCTGCTGCGGAGCGTTGCCCCACCGCTCGAACCAGGCCTTCCGGACCGCCAGCTCGTCGGCGTAGGGTCGCGATCCGTCCATGGATTCCATCGCGACCGCGTTGGCGATCTTCATCGCGGCGTGCCGGTCGGCTGCCGTGTTGATCGCGTCGATCGCGTCCGTGATCGTCATCCGTCCCTCCGTGTGTTGGCCCCGTGTCGTGGGGCTTCCGCCTAGTGCCGGTCGTCGAGGCCACGACCTCACTAGGAGCCGGTGTTATTTCGCGACCGCCGGCAGCGCTCTCCCTGTGGCCGAGATAGGCAGCCACTACGGCCGGGAGCGGCCGGAAGATCAAAAAGGAATGTCGTCCCCCGGCATCCGCGACGCGTCGTCGGCCTTCTGTGCTGGTGTCCGCTTCACCGGCGGCCTCGAGGTAGGCGGAGCGACCGCCCGCTCGACCTGCGGCTTCGCGGTCGCGGTCTCGACGACCTGCTCGGCCGGCAGGAACTCCGCCACGTTGACGAACGTCTTCCCGTTGCCGGCCCGGTGGTAAATCCGTGCCCGGACGCGACGGCCGACCAGGTCGGTGATCTCGCCGGCGGCCCACTCTTCGCGGGTCATGCCGACGGCCTGGCGGAGGCTCGACAGGATCCGCCGGCCCCAGTCGGCCTTCGGGATCCGGGCGAACACCCAGCCGAAACGTCGCTCGTCGTGGACGAGCCGGAACTCCACCTTGTCGCCGTGGTCGATCACCTCGCGGACCTGGAACGAGTGGTCGCCCTCGGGGACCAGCTCGCGCTCCGGAGCCCGCGAGTCGTCGCGGACAGCAACCGGCGGCAGATCGTCATCAAGACCCCAGTCCATCGAGTGTCTCCTGTTCTTGGGATTTCGCGGTCGCGAACTCGATCACGGCGATCAAGTGGTCGCGGCCGTAGTGGCAGTGTCCGTAGGCCTTCTCGGGCTTCGGCAGGTGAGCGATCGCCGTCCGGATCTCGTAGCGTGTCATCCGATAGCCAGCGGCCTGCGACGCGTCGACGAGGTCCGAGCATCGGAACCAGTCGCGATCGTGGTCGTGCCGCAGGCCCGAAAACGTCAGGTGTTCGAGGCTGGTCACGACGCGACCTCCGCGACAGGCTCGATTTCCTTGTGCCGCTCGTTCACCCGGTCGGTGAGCTGCGACCACTCGTCGGCCGTGATCTGGTCCGTCGAGACCAGCTCGTCGAGACGGTTCCCGATCTTGCCGAGCGTCCGGACGTTCGCCGCCTGGGCGATGAACAAGGCGATCTGAGCGTAGAGCGGCCCTTCGGGCGGCTCGAACCGATCGACGTGGGCCACGGTCATCCCTGGTGCG